GAATTTTAGAGCGTGACCAATGGCGAAACTAAATGACTTAATTGTAACGATAGGCGCACAAACGCGGCAATTCGATAAGGCATTAGGCCAGTCGATGCGTAAAATGCAGACGTTTGGCAAAAACACCAAGCAGCTTGGTCAAAGTATGTCGCGCTCGCTTACGATGCCAATCGCTGCGCTGGGTGCCGCTGCTATTAAATCGGCGGCGGACCTCGAAACGATGGAAACCAGTTTCATCAGCTTGACCGGAGGCGCGAAGCAGGCGGCCGATATGATGCGCAACCTAAACGACTTTACTGCAAAGACGCCTTTTCAAATCGAGGCCGTAGCGAAATCAGCGCGGCAACTTATCGCATCGGGTTCGGGCATTGATGAGGTAAACAGTCAACTGCAATTTCTTGGCGACATAGCTGCGACCAGCGGCCAACCAATCGACGAGATAGCTGCCATTTTTGCCAAGGTCAACGCCAAGGGTAAGGTTGAGTTGGAAAGCCTCAACCAATTAGCAGAACGCGGCATTCCGATTTTTACAGCGTTATCAGAGGCGACCGGATTACCAGCCGACAAACTTGGCGCCGGTCGCGTCAGCGTGGAGCAGTTCAATGAAACGCTTAAAAGCTTTGCGACAGAGGGCGGCTTTGCTGCCGGCGCTATGGAACGCCTAAGCCAAACGGCAGCGGGTAAGTTCAGCACGGCCCTCGATAATTTAAAGTTAGCAGGCGCATCACTTGCAGAGAGCTTGATGCCGGTGCTTAAGGATATGCTCGACAAGTTTACCGGCTTGATGCAAACCATCACGCGCTTATCACCGGAAACAAAAAAGTACGTTTTGATTGCGGCAGGAATCGGCGCGGCGCTCGGTCCGCTGCTTATGATTTTACCATCCATCATTCAAGGATTCATGATGCTGATGAGTCCAATTGGCTTGGTGGTGACTGCTATTGCCGCGCTTGGTTACGCCATCGTCACCTTTGCTGATGAGATAGCGCCATACATCACGGACGTTATTAATGGCTTCATCACGCTTTATAACGAATCCAGTTTGCTGCGCGGCGTCATTGGCGGTATCAAAGGCACGGTGCAAGTTGTATTCAGTTTCTTTCTGTTTGCAATCGACAGCGTAATTGAAGGCTTCAAAGACCTTGGCACTATAATCGGCGCGTTGATGCGCGGCGAGTTCAGTGCGATACCTGACATCATTGGCCAAGCCTTTGTAAACGCAGGCGAACGCATGGCCGAGTTTGGAACAAAAGCCGCCGAGGATTTTATGACAGCGGTGGAAGACCATGTAAACCGCGAGCCAATCAGTTTAGTAAGTGAGGACACGGTAGCCGAAACGCTGCGCACGCTTGGCGGACTGACCACCATGATGGACAATTTGTTTGCTGGTGCAGGCGGTGGCGCAGTAGAAGGCCCCAGCGTGACGCCGCCCGTCATTGATACCACGCTCAACATAGTTGACATCGATATGCCGGAGGACGTGGTAGAAGAGGAGGACATAAACCAAGTAATTGCAGCGGCTGACCTTGTGAAGCGACGCACGGAAGCCATGGCGCAAAGCGTTAGCGGATTTGTGGAACACGCGTTTAACCAAATTGCAAGCGGTACGCAGACGTTTAGCGAGGTGATGACGGATATGCTAAAAAACCTTGTAAAGCAAATCGCTGTAATGATTGCTCAATTTGTGATACTCAACACAATATTTGGCAGCATGGGCGTCGGTGGTTTGAGCCTCGGTAAATTCATTGGCCAAGGTTTAGGCATTCCACAATTTGCCAGCGGCGGTATCGTAAGCGGTCCTATCATCGCGCAGGTCGGTGAGTATGCAGGCGCTTCGCATAACCCTGAAGTAATCGCACCGCTTGACAAATTACAGAGCATAATGGGCGGCCAAGCTGTACAGGTGACCGGCAAGATTTCAGGCCGAGATATATTGCTGACCAGCGAACGCAACAGCATTGACCGCAACCGCGTAAGAGGATTCTAATGGCTGACCCAATACGACTTTACGCAGAGTTCACCGACGACCTCGGAACCGATTGGCGTGTAAATATTCATGATGCTGATTTTGGCGGAACCGCTGCCGAGTTCAAATTAGGCGCCGACGGTTTCGTGCTGCGATACAGCGGCAACAATGAGGACCGTTACCAACCCGTGATTGGTAGCGAAGTGACGTTTACGCTGACGGAAGAAAACAGCACGCATACGACGTTCATGGACTTGCTGGCCACGAATGTCGAGGTACGGTTTTCGGTAAGCGTTCGCCGCGACCCTGACGGCACGGACGACTTTTGGTGGGGCGGCATCTTGTTGCCTGAGCAAGTCGTAAGGCCGTTTGATTATTACCCAATCCAGAACACGCTCACAGCGTCGGACGACCTTGGTAATTTGCAAAGCATCAAATACAACAACGACGGCGCGGCATATACGGGCGAAGCGTCGGTAGTTGAACATTTATTAAACTGTTTAAATAAGACGCGGGCAACTCACCTATGGAGTACCGATGATTTTTTGTATTACGTCAACGACTTTGACAGCAGCGATTACACAGGCAGCAACCAGCTCAACGACACACGCATAAAGCACGGCGAACTTTACAACCCAAACGATAACGGTGAGCCTGAATATTACGACACGTCCAAAATCCTGAGCGATTTATGCCGCGTATTCAACGCGCGTTTATTTCAGTCGCAAGGTAAATGGTGGTTTTTGCCCATAGGTGCGCAGAAGTACAGCCAAACGCTTACCGTAGAAGGCACGCAGAAAAACGGCACGGCACTCACGCAGCAGAGTATAGTAGCTGACAAAGATTTTGACAGCACGTTTGAACGGCTCAGAGGTTATGAGTATACCTATTTAGCGCCAGCTAAGACGGTGCGCAGAACGCGCCGATATGATGGTAATTTGCCAGTGATATTTGACCCATACCACGCAGAAAACGAATTTGGCACGACGTTAAGCGACACAGATATTGATTACCCTGCCGACAGCGTGTTATTGGTAAGCGGTTCATACACTTACAACCGAGAAGCCAGCGGCGGTGGTGTGGGCCGAAGTATGTTGGAGCTAACAATTAAATGCGGCCAATATTATTTGAGGCGAACGGCGACATTTGACGATACCATAATTGATTATTTCATTATTAATACGTTCACAACTTACACGGGCCACGTTTACGGTGAAGTCGAGTGGACGACGACGGCCAGCACTTACGACATTGTAAGTGTGCCGTTCAACAAAGCATTCGATTATTACGGCGGTTTTGATTTTGCCATACAAACGCCGCCGCTACCTACTGATGAAACAGCATTAGATTTGACCGTTGATATTGTAGGAATTAACTCTTTTGGCTTGAGCGATAGCGCACTGATAACGTCAGCCGATTACGATATTTACGATTTACGCGCCGACATCATTACAGGCGGCGGCAATGGTGACGAACTTGTCTTCACGGCAACCAACGATGAAGCTGCACGGTTTGACATAGACCAAGGCGCTTGCATCTTTGGCGACCAAGACGTAACCAACAGCATCGGAGTGATTCGCGTTTTGCAAGGCGGCAGCTATGAACCAACGACGGCATGGCAGTCGCTGAACTTTACAGGTACGGGGGTGGGCATTCATAGGCTCGGAGTACAGGAAGCTTTGGGAGGGCAAGACAAAGCGACGCCGATACAGCGCGGCACGGTGTACGGTTCGCCAATATATATGTGGCAAGTCATCGACGATAACACGTCAAACTTTGGAGGCGATTACGCTTTGTTTGAAATGACGTACACGGCGCGCAGTTTAGAAAATCAAATTGAAGCGTTCCGCATTGACCGCGATTTGACAAACGTGACGACGAGTATAAGTGACGCGGAAAACGTGCGGCCCGTTATTACAGGTAGACCCGTAGCGATTGCGGGGAGGTTGTTCCAAGAACTTGGCGCATATGTTGGAATCGGCCGCAGAAATTACGGCAGCCGCGACCAGCGTGTAAACCGTGAAATTGAACACCGCGATGGCGTTACTTATAGCGTTGGTGATTCCGATTTGCACATCATGAACACGTGGACAGGTCCCAACGGATTTGGGCGCATAGAGTTGCCACCAATTGCAGAAAGCCACGGGCGGATTATTAAATTTCATAGCGACAGCACCATAAGCGCCAACACATATGTGACGTTAGCGATAAACACAGGCGACAGCGGCGTAACCATTGACGGCGCAAGTACCTACGACTTCAATCGTGCTTACGATGGAATCACTATCTTAGGCCACACGGATAACAACTGGTATATCATACAGAAAAAGGACAAATGATTACTGAAATTTTAATTGCAGTAGTGCCAGTTTTTGCTGGTTTGATTGGCGTTTGGGTGAACCTCAACAGCACGGTAGCACGCCTCAAAAGCCGCGTGATTCAACTTGAATTATCGCAGGACGACTTCAAACGCGACATCAAAGAGCTGTTAGCCATGGTGCATGATATTCAAATCATGATTGCCAAAATGAACCGCGAATGATTTGGATTATCTTGGCCACCGTGTTCGCTAATATGGTATATAAGGCCCGTGAATATGGCCGCGCCGATATTGCCGACCTTATCATATTTGTCGCAGCGTTAGGAATCCTTTTCTTATGAGATACTTTCGACCCGAAGAATTTGACTGCAAATGCAAAAAATGCAAGGATAACGGCGAAGGACGCGGGATTGATATGATGGATGATTATTTCTTGCAGATGCTGGACGACGCCCGCCATAAAGCTGGCGTACCATTCTGCATCACGAGTGGTTATCGCTGCATCGCTCACAATCGTAGCATTTCGGGAAGCGTCAAGGATTCCGCACACACTAAAGGGCTGGCTGCCGATATTGCTTGCAGTGACAGCAGGACACGCGGCTACATTATCGGCGCATTGTTCGAAGCTGGATTTAATCGCATCGGAATCCATGAGCATTTTATTCATGTCGACGACGACCCCAGCAAGGACGCTGATGTGGTTTGGCTATACAAAGAATGAAGATAAACCAAATCAGTCGCACCGTTCACGAGGTGAAAGTAGAGCGCGCGCCGCAGCGAATGCTGTTTATAAGCGACGTGCATTACGATGCGATGAAGTGCGACCGTGCCATGTTGAAGCGGCATTTGGACGAAGCCAAAGCAACGGAATCTCCCGTATTTATTTTCGGTGACTGGTTTGATTTGATGCAGGGCAAATGGGACCCGCGCGGAACGTACAGCGACCTAAGACCCGAATACAAAAGCATCACTTACCTCGATGACGTAATTGAAGACAGCGCGGAATTCTTGACCAAATACAAAGACGTCATCCGATTTTTTGGACGCGGCAACCATGAAACAAACATTGAAAAGCGAATGCATACCAGCCCGCTCGACCGCGTGGCGTACATCGTAAACAAGAATGGCGGCAATATCCAGGTAGCAGGTTACAGCGGCTGGTTATGGATGCAGATTTACGTTAACGGCAAGCGCCGCAGCTCGACCTTTGTACACTACCATCACGGCATGGGCGGCAACGCGCCACGGTCAAAAGGCGTTTTGCGCGTGGACATTGACCAAATGCAGTTTAAAGATGCCAGCCTAATCGTGCGTGGCCATACGCATCAGAAATGGCACGTACCAATCACTTCCGACCGCATCAGCCGCTTTGGTAAATTGTATCAGGACAGCGTACACCATTTGCAGCTTGGCAGTTACAAGATGCTGGGCGACCGTTTTGCAGGCTGGGCTACTGAAAAAGGATTCAACACGCCAAGGCTTGGCGGCTGGTGGGTTACCTTGCACAACTCAAATCACGATTTGCCGTACTGGAAAATCGAGGAAGCACAATAACATGAAAGAACTTTTGATTACTTACTGGGCTGAAATTGCCTTAGCTATTTTGACAGCAGCGGGAACGATTACCGCGCTCACAGAAACCGAAAAGGACGATAAGGTGGTTGACGTCCTAAAGCGAATTATAAACGCGGTAGTTTTAGGCCGCACGAAGCGACGTAATAAAGAATAAGGCATATATTTGCGTGAGGGTTAGAATCATTCATTTTAGCAGGTTGTTTGT